AAACGATTTTTTAGATCATCAATATTTTGCTCATCATCTACTTCCTGAACATTTCCCTTCAGAACATCAGACATTAGAACTTTTGACGTATTTGCTATAGCTTCCATGCTAGCAATACTATATTGTGTTTATACGTTAGGAACGTCTGGCATGTAAACAATGTCTTTAAAGACAATGTCGCAATAACGAGCAAACTCTTTATCGATCTCTGTTATCTGTTCAGTATCTTTTGTCATCAATGATACAGTAACGACGCCTTCGTCCAATCGCAACGCGGCATGATGTTGAATTTCTTCTTCGTATTCTAGAATTGCTGTTACAAATAGATTTCTATCGGCAGATCGACGAAAATGAAAAGTCTTGGTCAATACTGCAGGTGACCCAACTTTCTTCCAACGTTCAACTGCAATAACAGGAGCTTCGGCTTGTTTCACAGTAACCGGCAACTTCCCAAAATTCATTTGTCTTTGGGCAGAATTGATATATTCTTCGTGTAGACGTAGAAGTTGTTTCAAAGGATTCCCATTGTTTTCAATTCAGAATTTGAACAATCAACACCATCAAACATATATCCTGGATCGTCTGGAAATGCACTGTTATATACGGTTGTGTCTGGTCCAACAAGATGAACCAGCGTGTGCCATGATTTAACATATGAATGTCCTCGGCTATCATCATAAAACGTAACAAAGTCTCTAAAGTTAGTTGCAAGTTCTTCTGCACGTTCAACGGCTTCTTCATCATTTGTCATAGATTTCCAGGCAACATATGAACATCTATTGCCCGGTGTTTCTGATTCAGAAATAACAGAAATATTAAAAAATCTCTCTGTTTTTGCAAAATCTAGATCGCCGCGACAAACAAATGGAATCAACATCAGAACAAGATCTTCTTGTTCTGATACATTCCCCAACGTTGCTTCTTCAATAATTTTTCGCAACTGTTTTTCATTCAGTTTCATTTTATGATTCCCCCAACAACAGCTGCCTCAGTGAACGAAGAACCGTTTGTCCAGACACGACGGTCACGAGTGATAATGCATGATCCACCCTTCCAATTCAAGTCTCGCTCTTTTCCAACTCGATTTGAAACAATCAAATTTGCACGTGTATCTTCAACGAGTTCAACCCATGCAGAATCTGGGTAACCGTACGCTGGTCCCCAATTTGTTAGCAGAGCAATTGTATCGACCGACCCGCGCGGATAAAACTTATGATCTGACTTGTAGAACTGATACGATTCACGATACTTGTTACCAGCATCCCTACAAATTAGAACACCTATACGACCAACAGGGGTCACGATGACCGGATGTACGGCTTCAGAAGGCTGAGCCCAAAGGTTATCAGTACCCCATAGGTTGTGTTTTTGCGAATTTTCTGTGAGGCCTCCAGGGCCAACGACAGCGGCGGAGTTATATAGCTTGCCATCACGCAACTCCGGATATCCGAAAATAATATGACAATTGAAACGGCGAGCAATTGGAACAAATGCTTCAGTTTGATATCCGTCACGTTCTTGAGCACAATCAAGTGCTTCACGTTCACCACCAAGCGCATAACCTGACGTACAAAGTTCCGGAAGAACAATGATGCGAGCACCTTTCGCTGCAGCTTCAAAAGCTAGCTGTTGTGCCGTCGCCAGGTTATGCTGAACATCAAGTAGTTTGGGGGCAAATTGAACTGCCGCAACAATTGATGTTTCACTTGGTGATGACGTTATCATAACTTACGTTTCTTTGACTCTGAAACGGCTGCGGCTGACGTTCGACTCTTCGAACCATGACAGTCAGAACCATCAGGCTTGGTGTGTGCATCGAAATACTCACCAGCAGTTGTTGTAACGACTTTAACGTCTTGATTACAAAACTTGCACTTCTTTGAAAGACCATCGCCTGCTTTTTCAAGAACAATCTTTAGATTACCCTTACGAATTGTTCGTGATTCTTTCTTGACTTTCGAAACGTGTTCGACGACCGGGAATGAATCATCACAGTCTGCACATTCAATTTCGTTTGAGTGTGGATTTAGATGTGTATTACCGCCATGACAAACTGGACACTCAGGTTCACCTGTTGTTACCAGTTCTTCAGTTTCACTTATACCATGCTCTGCTTTTTCCATTTCTTCTGGGAATTTTTCGTACAGTGATTCAATTGCTTCTTCAGAAAATTCACGTTCACCAAACGTAACATCTAGAAAAGAACTCAAGTCAGTCGATGAACCAGAATGTTCCCACTCTGAAAGCGCAGCATTGACTTCTTCGAGAGAAACCAATGCATCAGAATTTTCTCGGAGTGACTTTTTCTTGTTTTTCTTTGATTCACCTAGAGGATTTTCAAGACCTTCAGGCTTGCGCGCCTTTCGCACTGCACGATCTAGAAATTCACGGAAACCATCAAGTTCACGCACAATATCTGGATGGTCTTTCATCAACTGGATGTCAGCAGCCGACAACTCGCCTGTCTTGGACAACATTTTGATGTAATCGTTCATGCTCGTTAGAACAATGATCTCAAGATCTTCTGGATTTGTTTCACCCATTGAACCAACCCACTGTGCTTTCGCTAGCGCCTTGTCGACAGCTTGCTTGGCACCTGCAACAGAGAAACCTAGTTCATCTGCAATTTCTTGAAATGATGCCCCAGAAACGTCAGTCATCATTGTGTTCTTAGGACCAGTTGGCAATGCTTCGTCTGCTGATTTGCCGCCGCCAAAATCGTCTTCAATATTGGTCTTCTTAAGAACCTTCTGAAGATCAGCCTTTTGTTTGTCTGCACGACGATTATATTCTCCACCATGGACGCCAGCAGGAATCTTCTGAACCGGAGGAAGTGGTCCAACGACTGGACCAAAATTCTTTGGTTTCTTGCTAAACTTGCGTGGTGGTGGATATGCTTGTGTAATAGACTCTTGCTCTTGTAGGTGCTTACGAATTGCTGCACGAACAACTGATTCAACTTTGGTTTCTTCTTTCTTCATTTTATCCTCTGATTCAACTTCATTTTTCTCTTTCGAAACGTTTAGTGCGCCAACAAGTTTTTGATATACATCTGGAACTTTTTCGTCAGGTAGATCATCGCTTAGCGCTTTTATAGCAACTTGCAATTCAACGCGATTGTTAGGAACGTAATTCGGATCACCCGGATCCGTCACTGCGGCAGATGAATCAACAACGTTGCTAACATTAACAACTGCATCATTATCTTCAACAATAACAGAACCAAACTTTTGATTATTCAATGCTTCACGGACTAGTTCGCGCAAAGCAGTTTCACTAACAGTCACCCGTGTTGACATGTTAAACTCCCTGGTGCATCAGGAGTTCCTGTTGCAGTTGTGGAATTTGCTTGTGAAATTTTTGAATCCGTCCACTTTCTACCAAAGTAAAGTGTACAAATAGGAATAAAATAAGCTGAACACGCTGCAACATCAAATGGACGAACTTGAAGTGGACCCAATTTTTCAAAAATAGAGAACACGTATGCTAGCGTAGTTACCCAAAATGAAACAAAAATTAGCGTTACAGTAACTGAACCATTGCCCTTTGCGTCTTTGATCCAATAACAAGCCGGTTTGACTTGTGTAGGGTCTTCTGTGTTATCATTTGCCATTTGTGATCTCCGTTGTGTCTGGCGTGTACTACTAATTAGGTCGATCACGATCATTTAGATGCAGATGATATCGCGAAAACTGTCAAAACTGTCAAAGCAATTCCTCCACCGACGCCAATGCCGGTCCACAATGGAACATTTGCTCTAGACGATTCTTCTTTTTTAAGACGTTCATCAAGAACAGAAATTTCTTTTTTTCTAGCGGCAAGTTGCGCTTCAAGAATTTTCTTCTCTGTTTCTGAAGATGTTTTCATCTCAGATATTTTGTATTCTTGTTGTGCTCGTTCAACAGAAACTGCATGATCAACTTCAATCTTTGTTTGATCTTTTTGATTGCGAAACTGTGACAATATTGTTGCAATTGCTCGCGGAGACAACAACACGCCAGTAAATGGAGCACGATCATCTTTCTTCATTGGACTTACTGCGTTACCAACATCTGGTTCTGTCGTTGGTGCAGTCACAGGCGGGATATATGGAATAACAACATCCTCTGCATGTGCAACTTTTGTAAATGAAGTAATCGTAATTACGAAGCACAAAATTATTGATATGATCTTTTTCAACATATCAATATCTTATATCATTTCACAGGCAAAATTATAGAAAAACCCGTTGCAGATGACAATTGTTTTGCTAGTTCGGTGGGATTATCACCGTATTGTTTGACAATGTCTTCAATTTCGCGTTTTTTCTTTTGATCTAGATCTTTCTTTGCTAGATCGTATTGTTCTTGAACAGTAACAAGAGCAGCTTCAAGTCGTTTTTGATTTTCTAGATGTTGTCGTTTTTCTTCATCACGAGCAGCTTGAATACGCTTTAGTTCATCTTCATGAGCATCACGAATCGCTTTTAGATCACTTGAAAAACCGTTCTCTTGTCGACGAAAAAACAGCACACCAAACACTGTAGCAACAATCAACAACAATAGTTGCCAATACTTTTTAACCCAGGCATATGCTGTTTGAAACATAAATTTGAACGCTCGTCTTTTTCTGTTTTGATCTCTGGAAATGTCATGTCTGGCCCGCCATTACGAAGTTTGTTCATAATATGTGCTTGAACTGCAGACAATTCTACTATCGCTTGATGATGTGTTTGTACCATTTGCGCAACACTAACAATCGTCTTAGACAATTGATTGATGCTATTGACCGTGGTGACAAAATTATTTTTCATTTGACTGATCACTAGTGCTTTATCAAGAACTTTGGCTAGCGATCGTTCAACAACAGAATCAATCCAGTTATCAACCATTTTTGTCATCATGTATCTATGTTTTCTTTTGAAGACGAAATTTCGTCTTCATTAATTAGATCATACAACATGTCAGCGTCAAGTTCACCCATCTCTTCTTTTCGTTTTTGTCTCGCAGATACTTTTCCATCGACTGCTTCGCGAAGCTTGCGTATTGCCAAACTTTGAAGAATATTTTTTGCAGACTTGTTACCCAAAACCAGCTGTTTTGCAAATTCATCAAATATCTCTTGCATAGACATTGCATGTTTAAATAGCTCAGCGCGTAGCGCAGCATGCACTTCTTTATCCATCTTAATGTGGACACCTTTTCTATCTTGAAAGATGTCGTATCTACTCATACAGCCGCGCCCGCTGCACCTGCTGGTCCTGCTGCGCCAGCAGGTGGTGCCGCAAATTCATCTGCTTGCGTTTGTTCTTGTGATTTACCAATTTCTAGACCATGATCTTCACGCAAGTTGTCTTTGAACTGCTCGACTACAGAAGCATCATAATTCTTGTTCAAGAAATTGCTAGCTCGACGCAAAATTGTATTTCTAACTTCCAGCAAAGAATCGTAATTGTCTATGAGTCGAATGACAGAATTTGTAAAACTACTGACATCGATATCGTCTTCAGACAACTTTGTTGGATCTTCTGCATCTGAACCAAATACATCGTCATCACCACCCGATGAATCGTCATCCTCAGCTTCTTCTACGATTCTACGAACAGTTCTACGCCAATCTGTTCCTTCAGTTTTTGCAGATTTGGCTTCAGACTCATATTCACCCAAGTATTTATCAACTTGGCTGTCTAGTGAATCATTGCCATCTTCTTTTTCAACCGAATCATCTTCACCCGCTTCTCTAAGAAGCGTATAATCCACTTCTTCTTTTAGAATACGCTTTAGATCGCCTAGACGAATTTTAATTGTTCCCATAACTTCACCGCCACCGCAATTGCCTCAGAACGCTTGAAACGCTCTTCAATTGTCGTCCAGTTAAATTCACGCATTTGAGAAATCAAATAGCTTTTCTTGTCTGTTAGATAATCACGAGCATATGCATGCTCCCACATGTCAACAACAATGACTGGATAAAATCCAATCATCATATCTCCACTGTGACCGGTAACTGGGATATTAATGTATCGCTTCAAGAAAGTATGATACCCACAAACAGCCCAACCATTCCCGGCTGACATTGCACATGCAATGAAATCACGTTGCCAGTCTTCAAAAGTACCAAAGTCGCGCTGCAGCTTCAAATAGGCAATTGAATCCATCACAATTTCGCTGTGTGGATCAAAACAATTTGCAAAATAAAGTTCATGCAACCAAACAGCATTCAAGTTGTGTGCTTCGTCAATTTTGCATGACTTGAACATTGAATGTGAAAAATTTGCTTCAGAACGATTTGCAGTGTCAAGTTCAGCTGAAATAGTATTCAGAACATCAACGTAACCCTTGTAAAGAGTAGTATGTGCTTCTTTTGTTTTTTGTGAAACGAGTTCAGAAACTTGTTTAAATGGTTTGGCATCTGCAACATAAGATTCATCAAGTTTTTTAGACTGAACCTTCATAGAAGAAATAGTTGGATCTTTTTTAAGAGAATCTACAACGACCTTATGAAGGTCCAATCCTTCAAGCAAATTTTTTGTTTTGTCATTACTCATTTGTTATGATTCCCCATAAGTCAAGTTCATATTCATTTTCAAGCGTTGCAGCATCAACAAGAAATTTTTCACTTTCTGGTGTGCGCAATATGACGTCTTTGGGACCCACTGAATCAACAGTATAACGAATTCCGCTTTTCTTGTGCAGTACTTTAAGTTCAGGGGAAATAACAGTTTGTTCACCACCTTTACCAACCTTTGCTGTCAAAGCAACATCGATTGTTTCAGCCAGCATTGCAACTTTTTTATCCCATTCTTCACGCATTACACGAAGAACATCATTTTCTGTCAGAATCTTCATTGAGCCCTGCACTTAAGTATAGCGTCACTTATACTCAGAACCTCAATACCAGCAGAACGCATAAGATCAGGTCCAGACATGTCACGATAGGGAACACTGTATATGACCCTTGCAATCTCTGCATTAATTATCAGCTTTGAACAATCTCTGCAAGGACTGTGTGTAACATACAGATGCTTCTTTTTATGAAAGTTAAAATCGCATTTTACCAATGCATTTGTTTCTGCATGAATAAATCCAGACTTCCCGGGTTCTGGTGATTCATGTTCGTGTGGACCGCCTTTATAGTTGCCATTGTAACCAACAGACAACACTTGAGAATTGTCTTCTGAAACAACAATTGCACCAACTCGCAGTCGTGGATCGTATGAACGTTCAGCAATTGCAAATGCTGTTTTCATCCATGTTTCTGCCCAAGTTATACGATTTTGTTCCGTCATAGCAGCTCCCTAAATCTTTCAGTTTCAATTCGTTCCATTTCAGGCCCAATTTGGGAACCGGTAAATCCAGCAGCCATCATTGAATCACCAGTCGTGGTCGGCTTATAAGTTATAAACGCATGAAATAGATTTTCTGCAGGTTCACCCACGATTGAATGAAATTCATCTAGGTCACTATCACTAAGCTTGCTCGTTGTATATAGCTTTCGCAACTTGTAAGCATTTTCTGGCGTGAGGTCAGCGAAACGAACAAGAAAAGTAATCTGTTGAACTTCAACGGCATTATATTTCATTGCATTCAACTTCTTGGCAAGAAACATCGGATCATTTGCACGTAGTGCACATGCTAGGAACACAGGAATATTTTTCGTGTCATATCCAGAAATTTGAACATTGGGTACCCCAGGAAAGATTTGGGGCCACAAGTCATATTCTTCAATTAGACCGAGCAAATGTGGTACTGACTTGGCTGCACGAATGGCCTTCAAGAATTCATCTCTTATTCTTTCAGGAGAAACTCCATTCAATTTATTGTTAGTTTTTATAGCCCTTGAAGTGTCATCATCAAGATCTGAACCCATCTTGGCGGCAAAACGAATGGCTCGAAGAATTCGTAGTGGGTCTTCTTCAAAACGCTCACTTGCAGAACCAACTGCTTTCACAATGCCATTTTCGATGTCAGCGATGCCACCAACGTAGTCGACAATTTCGCCACGATCAATATCGTAAAAGAGTGCATTGATCGTCAAGTCACGACGCATCACGTCATTTTCAATCGTTGTAAACTCAACGGCACCCGGGCGGCGTCCTGCGCCGATATCTTTACGAAACGTCGCGATTTCATACTCATTGCCAGCGGGTGTGATAACAACAATCACACCAAATGCTTTTCCAATTTCCATGATCTTGTTCTTAGGATTGCTCTTAAGAATCTGAATCACTTCATCTGGAGGTGCATCGGTTGCAACATCATAGTCTTTTGGTTCTTTGCCTTGAAGAGCATCACGAACAGAACCACCAACGACATATAGTTGTCGTCCGCCCGCCTTAAAAGTAGCAGCTAGCTCAAGCAAGTCAGGAGGCAAATCAATTCGAAATTTCTTTCGAACTTCTTCAAATAGCGCATGTTTAACAAATTCACGTATTAGTTTCAAAGTCATAGAACATACTCTATCACGTTAACTACCGACTATACATCATGAATTTTGGCGCGTAGGTCAATTGCTAGATGATGACTATGACATCGCGGTTCATATAGTTCTTCACCACCAACTTCAACACAATTTTCATCACCACCAATTTGCTTCTTGTGAGTAAAGTGTGCATCACCACCACAAACTGTGCAAACAGCAGTGCATTTTTCAATGCGTGTAGCCCAAGGCAACAACTTAACGATTTCTGGAAAAGGCCTTCCATTTGCGGCAATATCAATTGACGATACAACTATGTTGAATCCACTGCGATATAGGAATATGAGTGCATCTGATATCCCGTCAATCATAAAAGCTTCATCAACAGCAATAACATCAGGTGTTTTCTGGGCCTCAAATATTGTTTCTAGAATATCTGCACCATTTGAAACACATGTTGCACTATGTTTCCAACCGCTATGTGTAACAATTTCAGAAACGCTGAATCTATCATCAATCTTTGGTTTAAAGACTGCAACGACTTTCTTTTGATACTTGTATCGATCAAGTTCCATCAATAGTCGCGACGTCTTCGACCCAAACATAGGACCGGTGTAAATTGTGAATGTAGGATTATGCATAACGTTATCTAGCAATTTGACCCATAACAACAAATGGTGCTCGAACGCCAACGGAATATTCTGCAGCTGCTTGAAGAGCTTTTGTAATACGTTCAGTTGGTGGAATTTCCTTGCGGTCTTTGAGAGCATGAAAAGCCCCTAGTGCAACTTGTGAACCAGTGCCAATTGCAGCATAATGTTCTGCAAGAACAGACACTTGAAAGTCTTGTTCAATGCAATAAATTTTGCCAGCGTATCCAACAAGCAAATTTGCTTCCATGACTTCGACATCATTTTCCTTGCCCAGGACACCTTTGTCTTTGCAAAGATCTCTAACTGCATCAACAAATTCATTCACCATGAATGACATTTCTGTAATTTTTGTTGATTTCTCAGGCGGAGAAAATGCATAGCGCATCAATTGTCCAATTCGATATGATCCAGAAAATCCGATAATAAAATCTTCATTTTGAAAAACTTTCTCATCAGAACGTGTAACAATGTCATGATCAGCAAATGCTGCAGAGTCAGCACCCAACCAGACATTGTTTTCATGAATCACTGCGACTACACAAGTCATATAACGTACCCTTGATCAACAAGTAATCAAATGGAGGTGCAACACCTGCATTGTTCTCCGCAGACGTTTCCATGGCCATCTTTAGGCGCTTCCTTGCACCAACACCCCGGGATGCTCGCAATGAACCGAGTGCAGCCTCACCACCAGATCCAATTGCATCAAACCCATTAGCAGTTTGCGTAACTTGAAAATTACACTCTAGTTGATAAAGTTCACCCTTAAACGCAATGAGCATTCCACCTTCAAGGTACTGTTGACCATTATGTTCAACAGTTGCATCGATGCTCTGCAAGCACTCTCGCATTGCAGGAACTAGACGAGAAATCAGATATGTACTTGGTTCAAGACCCTTTTCATGTTCTGGCATGACCAAGACATGTTCGATTGCATTTGCGATTTTTGGACTACCACAAATCCCAAAACCAATATTGGATTTCATAAAGATCTTAGGGTGCTTAAGCAAAATTCGATTGAGGCCGCCGCCAGTCGCAGCACGATCACCAGCCAACCAAACATTCTTACCGTCAACGAGTCCTGCAATACATGTCATGTTATTTGTTTTCCTCTTGTTTACGTCGTTCAGAATCAACTTCCCAACAAACATCAAGTGTTTTGATAAACTGCTTCTTGTTGAATCCCAACATTTTTGCAATTTCAATTACTTGTCCTACTCCTACACAAAATATATCATCAAGTGCTGGAGGTGTATCATCATTTTCATCACTCATGTTTTCTCCAAATAGGGTGATTCACAGTACTTTTTGCAATTCTTAAAATGATAGCGCATCATCGTAGGCCCTCTTCCTTTCAGTGAACAATGAGGACACACGACGTCATGCGCATAACGGGCACGATTCATCTCAGCATTTCTGAGTGAAAGATCTGGTCGTTTTCGACCTCGATTTGCATCGCCAATTTTTCGTTTAGTAACTTCACTTTTTGGTGTGCCACATTTTGAGCCACGAGCACCTCCCATAGCAATGTTCCAACCCATATTAGGTTGAGGACGAAGCGTAAATTCATACAAAAAACACGTGTTCAACTCATCTTCGAGAAGAACTTTAACGTCAAATTCACGTCCCAAAAAACGCTTAGATCGTTTGTGTTCAAGAATTCTTGAAGCGAATCGATGTTTAAGAGCAACTCCGACGTAACCATCATCGCCTGGACGTGTGCAAGTTGCATCATAAATCCAGTAGACAACTGCGGGGCGAATGTCGTCAATGGCCGGGAAGATGAATTTAATTAGTCGATCATAATTCATCGATGAGATCCCAGTGTCGTTCGTACACATGTAGCGATCCAGCATGCCAGATCATCGGTCCCACAGGCAAACCCAATTCGTTAGCAAGTTGTGTATGAACATAATCCTGCCAGGATTTGTCGTTCTTGTATCCAAATACAACGTCATTAGACCGCATGCGAACATCTGCAATAACATGCCCGTCGCGGATGAAATATTGAACTGAGTCAGTGCAGATGAAATCACTCATTCCGTCACGATTGTATTCCTTCCAGATCGAAGGTCGTGTGTAGATCATTTGAGCGCGGCGACTCTCCGGAGCTCGCTTTAGTTCTGTAAGAACGTTCTTGTACTGGTCGTGATTTTCTTCACTCCAAATAAGGTAACCATAATTCGAATTGATAGTGCCGTCACTCGCTGCGCATGCTTTCCACGCAGCGGGGGTTCCCCCCGGGATATCATTGACATTTCTCGACATTGAGCGATACCACTTGATCTCGCGCTCGACATAGTCCTGGTTGACAACCCCAAAAATCGCTGATTCGTCAGCAATGAATGTCGCACCGACAACCTCAATCATCTTACACCCCGTTTTGTCAGTCACATATTCTTGTAGAGACTTTTGCTGACAAAACCAACTACGAACGTCATTCACTTTGTTTTCGATGCGAATCATATGCTCACCATGTCCTTAATCGCTTCCCAATTTTCATCATACCAACGCATTGTTTCAACAATCCCTTCGCCAACATCTTTAACTGGTACGTAGCCAAGAACTTTTGTTGTTTGCGTAATGTCAGCAAGCGTATGCATAACATCACCTGCTCGCCATGGTGCTTCAACCGCATATGCAGTGCTATACGTATTAAGCAAAATTTTAAGAATATCAGCATTCGATATGGATCGCCCCGTCGCGACGTTCAATCTTCGTGCCTTCAATCGATCAAGCGATTTTGCAGCAAGAACACATGCTTCAACAACGTTATCAACATGACACATATCACGTGTTTGTGAACCATCACCATCACTTCTACAAGGTTGTCCCTTTTTGATTGCTGTTAGCCATGCTGATATAGCACAAGAATAGGGTGAACCACCCAATTGATTGGGCCCAAAAACATTGAAAAATCGCAATGCAACTGATTCAAATCCATATAGCGTATAATACAACGTCAAATAATCTTCAATGATTGATTTTTGCAATCCATATGGACTATTTGGCACTTTCTCTGCAGATGTACTCGTTGGCAATGAACTTGCTTGACCGTATACTGCTGAAGAAGATGCAAACACAAATCGTTTAACGTTGCCACGACATGCATCCATTAGACGCAACGTTTTGGTTACATTTACGTCGTTCGTTTCAAACGGACGTTCAACAGAATAACTTACGCGTGGGTTTGCGGCTAGGTGAAAAACAACATCATATTTTTCATCTCGTATTGATTGCAATACATGTTTGTCTGAAAAATCAGCTGCATAAAAACAGACGTTATCACTTACGGGTAGAAATTCACGATGACCATTGCTAAAATCATCAACACCCGTAATTTCCCACCCTTCTTTTAGACAACGCTGTGCAAGATTGCTACCAATGAATCCAGCAATTCCCGTAATCAAAACTTTCATACATATACATTACACTAGAATGCATACTGTGTACACAACTAGTATTTCACGTATTTACTAGGACCTGCTTTAACGTCAGACATAATTGCGTTATGAAAATCAGTTGCAATCTTGGCAGTATCAAATTCTTCTTCAGCGGAATCTGCATATGCACTTATTGCAAGAGAAACAGCATCATCGATATAGTCTATCGCGTCTTGAGGCCAAATAAATTCACCATCAGAATCATACAAGTCAGACTCAATATTTTGCCAAGAATCATACGTTGCACTAACGACTTCGCCACCAGCGAGATCAAAATCACGAATTTGGTCTACAAGACCTTGTGGTGCATCAACTCGTTCAAGATATTTGGCAATAAAGTATCGATAATCAACAAATGACGTTGGTCTTTTTCCCACCGATTCAGTCAATTGACCCATTTGTTTACGAACTTCTTCACGCACCATTTCAACAATCTGAGATTTCTTCATGTTACTATATATTCTCACAACAGATTCATTTTTTCCATTGCATATCCTGTTGATCCCTCGTAAGAACAACGTGATCTAATAACACGTTGCAATGCATTCAGTTTCTTCGTCCCATAATCATTCTTGTCAGAATGTTGCGCAGCATAAATTAGAGCATCACACACGGCCACAATGTCACTAAAGTCAGCCTTCGCAAGAAGTGGCCACTCGGCATCTCGTGCCAGGCTAGAATATTCATGATTATTAATCCATAGAGGCATACAACCCAATTCTACGCATTCTCTAGCGGCCGTCCCGCCATACGTATCTTGATCATACAGACCAACAGCAATATCGGCAACAGATGCAACTGCTTTAAATTCATCACGTCTAAAAGCGTCTGGTGTGATTGAAATATACCCATTGTCCCAACATTCGTGTTCAAGTTCTACATTTGAAAACTTCTGACTTGGATTTCCAGCAATAACAACGTAATCTTGACGTAGTTTGCGCAATTGAGGCAGAACTTCAAACATAAACTTGCCACAATTTGTGTAATCTGATGATCGACCTCGACCACCAATTCGGTTGGGTACAAATATGATTACTCTTCCATCGCGTTTCATTTGACGCAGTACGTTCAAGTCAAATCGTAGTGCGCTTTCATTGACTGGCGATGTAATCTCTTCAATTGAATATCCATCGTCCCAAGGAGACGATTTGCTCATGATTGAGTCTACAACGTTGTCTTGATACACTTTACGTGCTTCACGTTCAAATTCTTTTAGAGCAGATTCACATTGCCAAAAATTCCAATCTGCCTTGATTGCTGCTTCGCATTGTCCTAGCCACAGAGAAGCTTCTGTTGGAAACTTAGGACACGTAGGAACGTCTACAAAATGACTATGAACGTAAAATTTCGGTTGATATCCGCCGACAACATGAAACATCGCTTTTAGATTGCGTAGATGCATTGGGTCGTTAACATAAACTGCATCATATCGTGGCCTACGATTAATTTTGTGCATGCCTAGACCAAGTTCAGTAGCAATTGTCGTCCATTGAAAATCATATCGAGTTACCAATGCATTTGGTATCACTGGTACTTCAATATAACACAATCGCTGATCACCATCATCACCGTATTGACGCCACAAATCTTCGTAAATATCTTCAGGCGAAGTAATGCACGACTGTGGCGTGGGTACCATTACGTCAACACACAGATCTTTATTCAACTTCAACATCTGCCTGACACGTCCCATAACCATTTGAAATCCCGAATCTGCCTCGAGAATCCATTTTCCTCTGGCGTCATAATTCGACATTTGCGTCTGAACAAGAAGCTTTTTCATATTGTGATAATTTACTCCAGTCGTAATAGTTTGTACAGCGTTATATTTACTTCTATGACCAACCCTGGTGTCCGACAATTGCAATGTTATGTTCGTATGCTACTTGAAACGCTAGAAGATGATGTAGAAGACCAGATCGATGAACTACGATCAATGCCAGAGTTTAGCAGTATTGATGCATTCGTTAGTGCCAAACTAGACGATGATCAATTTGATTTTAACTACGTTGAACTACAAGCACTTGCTCGCAATCAAACACAAGCAACATCAGGTGACAAACGAACGGGTGCAGCGTCTCAAGCAACAACTGAAAAAATTCGTTCAATCCTCATAAATGATTACGGATTCAAGTTTATAGGCAGAGAGAAACTAAGACAAACACGTGGATTTACATCACCTTTGAATGGTAAGAATCGTTGGGCCGGTCAAGGAGGTGGTGGTTCTGGATTCAGCAGCGGCGGTTTGAAGATGGGTGGAGGAAGCGGTACTGCGGGTGGTAAGACAACTTGGGATAAAAACAGTTCAAAAAACCTTAGCATGGGTGCCGGCAGAAAGTTATTTTGTCAGACGCCGAGTGTATGGTGTTATTTTCACCTGGCTTGGACCGTTGATCTTGATAAACGCTTCACCGTATTTGACATAATCTTCATAGGTTTCATAACCATCAAGAAAATCAGATACTTTCAATGGTGGTAGTCTTCGAAGAAGTGCTTCAAAGAATTTTTTGCTTGACGTCATAAAGACCCTCCCATTCCCGGGGCATAATGCAATTTGGTGTTCTGTAACGAAACAGTGGAGCAATCTCTTCATGCTTAAATCCGGCAAGGCCCGTACCAATTGGTGTCACTTGAAACGTTAGTTCTGAGTGTTCTGCTGCTTAGCCCAGAAATTCACTTACATACTTGTCAATATCGGTAAGTTTCAGCGACTGCCATGGTGTTGATTTAGTTGGAATGGCATAACTGTTTCCTTGTCGACCGCGCCCACAACCATAAATTGCACCGTGATTTTGAACAGCAAACAATGCTGCACCTTTTCCGTGTCGACCTTGCAAGTTCGATCCAAACACAAAAATATGTTCAATCACGGAACCTTTCGAAACTTATTCCACTTTGTTTTAATTGCTGGTCGATGTTTGCAATTTCCTGGGCAGGGTCCATTGTGCTTGCCAGTTTCTTTGATCTGTGCCGTCATGCAAACTTCATATTGCCAACACACATCACAAATCATTTTACCGTCAACTGTTTCTGCATTCCACAGATAAGACGCTCCATTTTTACAACTCTCGCACGAACAGTAATCACAAAAGTTTCGTTTTTTTGACATTTTCTTTTTCTACGTATTCTAGAATCTTCTTGTGTGATTCTTTCGAAAGAGTTGATCCGTTCCCGTTCATGTTTTTACGTGTATACAATGACCACATGAAATATTGACATTCATACACAGTAACAGCAATGTGTCCATCTGTATATATCAAAGCGTGATCTTCACGAAACGGTGAGTCAGAATATTGATCAATATCAACCGGAAATATATAATCTGGGTGATCACCATGTTCATGTTCCCACAATGAATTATCAAATTTGATACAACGTATAGGAAGACCATTGGGTTGATGTTTAACACCGCCGTCTTTAACAGCAAGATCAATATGACAATCCCAATTGCAAAAATTCGAACCATCAGGTGTAACTTTACCACAATTTAGACAATGATATGCGCTCTCTGTTTTCATGAATATTTTCGTGGATGAAGTGATCGTGGTCGACGGGGAATACTTGATGATACGTCGGCGACGTTCAAGTAAATCAAATTCTCGTTGTTCAACCACCACATATTTGTATCAGTCAATGAGATGAGCAAATTTGTATCCTTACCCATTGTTTCATGGACGTTGAATAAAACTCTTCCGTTATATAACATGCCACATCATCTGAATCATAGTGCCAATGAAACAAATCACCAGGTTTTGGGGTGAAAGGTCCTGTCTTCATTTTGGAAGAGTAAACGAATCAAGCTTTGACAATTTGTCAGGATTTGTTTCAATCAAGTTGAGAAATTTCTGACATTTGTGAATCACTTCAAGTAGATCTTTTGAAGACCCAATGTCCATCAATTGCATCATATTCGCCAAACGAGCGTCTGCAACAGCTTCACGTCTAATTATGTCTTGTCGGTGACGTTCAGCAGCTACACCAATATAATATGACATTGCAATTACTCCAAACAAACCAATCAATATACTACAAATAAGAATAAGTTCAATCATCATCACTCCAAAGTTCACACAAACACTTAAACATCAAAAAATATCCACGTCATTATTCTTATCATGAGACACGCTGTAAAACAGAGAGCACATATCATAAAAGTATAAAACAAAACTTCGAACATAATGTTGCACCATTAAACATCAAAAGTTTCATTTCAACTATTTTTGCATCAAATTCACTTGCCCACTTTTTGTGATTCTCGTGCCAATCAGACAAAAGATCAGTCGCCTCTACAATGTTTAGGCCCATGAGTTGTTGTTGTGGTGGGGCTTCCGGTCGGCGCAGCATGATTTCAAGCACTTCTTTCGTCAATTTTTCATATTCACTATGTAGACTCATAACGTTGCCTTCTTGTAAACTCGTGTGTTCTTACGATAAAATGAAGCAAACGCATAACGTAGTCGACCTGTCTTGCCCGGCACTTTTAGTTCAGAAAATTTATCTGACAATCCTTGATCAACAACATATCCTCGTGCAGCCATCTTTTGGATAACGACTTCAACTGGCTGACAATTAACATGATGTCGTCCCCACTGAATTTTCCAGTCAGGTCCTCCCGGAATAACTTCACCAAGACGATTCACTTTGTATTGCGTCGGGTCATATGTACCATGACCACTCGCAACACCAAGAACAACGAGTCGTGGATTCGGAACCAACAAGCAATCTAGAAAGTTCTTCTCTTTTGCGGCAACAACGTGCTCCATTGCTTCAAGTGACATAACAACATCACGTTGACCAACGTCTAGACTGCCGGGATTCACTGCTCCGATATCAACATGACGAAAATTAGAGCTGTTGACGCGTAGATGATTTAGGTCTGCATAACCATCACAACCCCAAACAGGAATACTCTGTTGAAGTGGCTCCAGCCAGTCGCCTTGACCACAACCAAAATCTGCTAGGGACGTTGCCTTGAGGTCATTAAGTACGTAATCTTTCCAAACGCCAAGACCGCGCTCGAAATACTGTCGACCGTCGTTAAAGAAACCGTTGTCGTAATTTGTGGGTTTTGCCATGTTGTTTTTCCTTCAAGATAAGCCAGAATGTCTGAAATTTCACGACCTAGATCCTCGTCATCTACATTTAGACGCAAAACTTTACATGCAGTCCAATTTGCAAATTCTTCATATAGATCATGAATTTCTTGCAATTTATTACCACGTAGACGAACTGGATCAATGTCATCAACAATATTTGTATAGTCAGAACGTTGGGCAATGACGACAACTGTTCCCAGTGCAGCAAATGCACGATCAACACGATACAAAGCATCAGCATCGGTTGATCGATGCAGTGCCTTTGAATAAACGTATTCACATGCCCAACATCGATCTAGAATCATTGAATATCCGCACTGCTTGAACATATCAACCATGCGAGTATCTGAAAAGCGTAGACTTTGAACAAAACGTTCCGGATGCTTCAAAAAGTCTGAATGTTCAGCTGATGCCTTAAAATAAGGAACGCCTGTTTGGCGAGCAAGTTCTTTGGCGATTTCTGTTTTGCCACATCGATCAGGACCTACTAGGGAAATAATCAACTGTTCTGACATATATGTTTCCATATTACAACATATGATACGTGTTTACACAATACATTCAGGATAAATCAACACCCAATAGTCTGAATAAACGGTTCTTTCATGAACGTATACGCCAAGCGATTTAGCAACTACTGCATCAATTGTTGTATCAATTGTTATAAGTTCTGAGCGTGACGACAAACAACAGACATTTATTTCTGTTATTGACAACAACAAAAACATACCTGAGCACGATATGCCATTCCCAAACGGGAATTTAAGATCATCACAAGAATCGTCTCGACGGTCCGTTCTGCGCCAAACAATCAAATCACCGGGTCGCGGCGTAAAATCACCGCGCTTCATCAATCACACATTCATAATCAATATAAATTCCAGATGATCCCATCTTGGGTGGTCGTACATGACCGAGTTCGGCGCAATATATAACATACTGTGCTTGATCAACGTTAATTCGAGTTATTTCACCAACGTGTTCAATATTACGCATCGTAACAAAACGAACGCTTTGACCCACAGAATATTGTGGCAAAATGCCATTGGAGAACACCCATTCCTTAATCAAAGAATTAAACGTGACCACTCTAAGTGCTCTAGAGTCATCTAGCAGCTCAACAAGCGATGCGTCAACAGACCAATAATGTCGACGTTCAAGATTCTTTGCAATTTCATACCCGTCATTATAATAGTCGACAGAATCCAAAAGTTCTTCTCGAAGTTGTTGCAAATAATATTCTCCTGGTGTGTCATCAACAAACTCGCCACATTCACGCAACCAACCCAGAACTCGTGGAATCAATGCATCAACATATCGTTCTTGCGATACAACATCACTAATTTTTGGTCGTTGTGGTTGACCCACATCAAGTGACAATTTCAACTGCATTCCACGTGGAATAATATCGATATTCATTGATGATATCCAAATGGACACAATCGACATCCAGCGGTATATTTTGTATGATCTTTACAAATTCGTTTCATTGGTGAACTCTTACGTAGAAGTTGATCAATTCGAACACCACGACGGCGATGATCACGAAATGATATGTACGCATACACCATAAATCCGATAGCTAGTGAAACGATAATGAGTATTTGAAATATGCGCATTTTGTTGACCCAGTCGATTGTTCTCCTTGACAATATACCATCGTGCCACAACAGTTACACTTCCAGTCATTCATGTTTGTTGGGCCATCGCGATAGACTAGTTCCCATACGTGATTGCAGTCAGACATCATTATTTTCTTTCATTTGTTACGTAGATGAAGCGATCTGGGTCTCCCATCAAATTCTACTCGAACAGTATCATCCACGCGTGCGTGGATGAAGCTGCGGACGGCCGTCGGCTCGAGAAGCGGGTAGCGCGTATCATCCACGCGTGCGTGGATGAAGCGCGACGAGCGCCCAGCCGCCCTTTCCCTCCCAGGTATCATCCACGCGTGCGTGGATGAAGCAGCTACTATTAATCCACCAAATATCAGTTTGTGTCAACGACACAAGTAGGTTAATACCGCGCAATTGCACGAAGCAGTTCATAGGTGTTGACCACATATGTTCCATAATATGGCACACCTCATCGTTACTGTCATAGTGCCAACTGAACAGATCGCCTGATTTAGGTGTAAAAGGACCGGTCTTCATTTAATTTTCGTGGATGAAGAAATTGCTTTCCAAATGCTGTTGTAGTAGGTGAATATTCATTCACACAAGCATGGATGAAGCGACCTTCATTCATCCACCAAATGTCAGTGTCGGTCAAAGAAATGAGCAAATTTATTCCACTTGCAGGTACATAACGCTTCATTGATGATGACCATATTTTTTCATCTGTGTAAAATGTGACAGCAGTGTCATCTGAGTCATAATGCCAAGTAAATAGATCTCCTGGATTGGGCGTAAATGGGCCGTTTTTCATATGCATCTCGGATGAATAAACTCATTACCATCCTCATCGTCACTCAATACTGAAAAATAAACCATATCACGCAAAAATGCGTGATAAAAATGTCGACTATTAATCCACCAGATATCAGTATCAGTCAATGATACGAGTAGATTGATACCATGCATACTTACGTAATAGTTCATAGATGTGGACAAGAATGAATGGCGTGAATGACACACTTTTTCATTCTTGTCATTATACCAAGTGAATAGATCACCAGGTTTTGGTGTGAAAGCACCGGTTTTCATCACACATCATCTTCACGTTGCCCAACACCAGGTGAAACACGAGAAAATTGTGATCGTCGTTCAATATCGTACTTTTTGACTTCGTTCAATATATGACGAGCTGTTTTTCTCCACGTCAATGGATCTTGTTGTTTTCGCCATTCAAGTTCTTGCTCGATATTATCACCGAGTTTTTCTGCCAGTGTATCAAGCTCTTCATCACTTGCTTCACTCAAGTTCCAATTTTGAACTGATGCTCGTGTTTTTGATGCAACGAACACACTTGGACATGGTATCTTCCAAAAGTCGGTCGCATTGTCATATTCGGGTAGATGACAATCAAAACGCAACACAATTCCTCGACGACTCATGACAGTTCTTTCATTTTGAAACCCGCGGTTGAATATCCATACTCATCTTTTTTAACTTCTGCACAGAACAACGTAAATGGTTCAGGAAGTTCTTTACGACCCCAAACAGAAAGTCGACATGCTTTTCCGTGAGGTCCGACAACATATATCTGAACATATTCTTTACCGTTCTTCGTTTTCTTTTTTACACCAACAACAGGCTTTGCACCTTTTTTGGGCGCAGAGGGTGCAGCAACAAACCAGACAACCTGAGGCTCTCCTAGTTCAACATCATCGATTGACCCAATGTTACGTGACTCAAGGGCATCGAGCAACCGTTTATCGATCATGGCAGTTACATCAAGCGAACCAAAAACTTCGACCATGTTCCTAGCACGTTCCATTGACGTCCATTCTGGTGTGTCAGCATACTTACGAACGAGTTCATAGAAATTCTTTAGGCCTTCGTGAGGATCTGATTTTGGTGCACGTTTAATGAGTGCAGAATGATCAAGCTCTACTTCGAATGTCTGGACAACACCCTTGCGTTTCTTGGTCACAGTTTCAACATGTGTTCCCAATAGAGTTTGATGCATATGATGATAACTGTTGAATATCTTGCCCTCACCAACAATGTTCATTGATTCGAATGCGCCAACCTTAATAAGGGCTTCAAGAGCACGCTTATTAAACTTGCTGTGTTTCCATTGAAAATCATCTGTCCAAAGCAGTTCTTCGATTGTTTCATAAGGTCGATTTTGCATGATTTCTTCAACTGCAGAATCACCAACACCTTTACATGCTGTCATCGATGGCATCAATTTCTTGCCGGGTAGTGCAGTCCAACCAAGAGCGGCTTGATTGATATCGATTGGAACGATTTGATATCCGATTCCCTTCACTTCAGCAAATGCTTTTGCACGCTGAACAGGAGAGTTTGACATCGATTCCATGTAAGCACACAACCATTCCTCCTGATGATATGTCAACAACCATGCACACCAATATGAATCGATTGCATATGCAACAGCATGTGCCCTATTGAAACCATACCCAGACATGAAACAAACGGTTTCATATGCTTTCTTAGCAGTCTCTGGCGGGATACCGTTCTTGATACACCCGTTAACAAATGAGTCTTCAAGCTCCTTGACCTTCTTTTTGGCAGCTTCGCCACCAGAAATAGAACGCTTCATGATCGCCCTACGAACTTCATCTGTTTCGTTCATAGGAAAACCAGCAACTTTGTTCGCAAGGGCCATAACACCCTCCTGGAAAACAAGTAGACCACGAGTTTCTTTTAGCGTTTCATTGATAAGAGGATGACCCCAGTCATATGGAACTTTTTCGTGTTCAATCCACAACTTATCAACATGAGCTGCTAGTGGACCGGGACGATAAATTGACGTAAGAGCTGCAATGTCGATGATGCTCTTAGGTTTGGCTTTACGAAACAGTCGTTGAGCCCCGGGGCCTGTACATTGAAAGACACCGACAAAATCGCCACGATCATAAACTTCATATGGCTTTGGGTCATCAAAGTCAATGACGGACGGCGCCATATTCTTTTCATACCAATCTTTGATATCGTCAAAATGAATTTCAGATTTCGTTATAGATGTTATCTTTGCCATAAAATACACTTACACGTTGAACGTTTATGCCCAAATTCTTTACACAAACCACAGCGTTGTTTTTTACCAATATGTGACACTTTTTGCTTAAGTTTATAATCTTCAGATTGAAGTGTTTTCATCATTATTTCACGCTTAGTTTGCCATTGCTTTTTAGCAGCAATTGAATTTGCTAGTCGTCTTTTTTCTTGTGTTATGGGATTATTTTGAGCAACTTTTATTGCTTGAATTTGTGATTTACGATAATCTTTATTTTGCCAGTTGTTAGTTTGTGATATCTTGGCTGATTCTGCTAGTTTAGCATTAACTTCAGGTCTATTTCTGGCCGCTACTCTATTTTGTCTGACAGTCAAATTTTCCCATGATTTTCGCTGTCCAACTATTCGATTTTGTGTTTGTTGAGGCGTATCTCTATGACCAGAAATTCCTTCTCCGCCACAAGTATAATTTGTACCAATCCCATTGTATGAAGGATCATTAACAAATGTATGAAATTCAGATATCAATTTGATTTCTTCAAGTAGCGCTTGTTCTTCTGAATCGGTTTCAGATATAACAATTCGATTAATTCCAAATTTATTTGAAACATTTTTATGATGCTTATTTCGAAACAATCGTTTAAGACGATTTGCGTTTCCCTTGCCACAATAAAAACATCTTGGAACACTTTCAGTAGTCCAATCTTGATATACGTACCAAACTTTATCTTGTTTCAATGGGTGTTGCGATATCATGTTCAGTCGTTAGATTTTTTACTTCAACGTATTCACCTGTAACTAGTTTAATTTTTGTCGATCCAGGGAAACGATATTTGTTACCATCACATTCAAATTCGAATATACCTCCTTGGTTTGTCAAAATAAGAAAAATAGTTCTTTCTATGATTCTCATTGTTTCAAGACCAAGAAGATCGTATTTGATAAAATTGCCAATGTATTCAAGGTGCTTAAAATTAACACCTTCACACCATGGTGATTGAGGTTCACCCCCAGACGTGATCAGTGGCATCTTGTTAGGCAAATCATCAGCAATAAGAACACCGCCTGCATGGCGTCCCAGAGAACGATTTTGCTTGAATAGAATTTTAATCGATTCTGCAACTGCTGGGTATTTTTCAATGAATCCACGAAACGAAGGACTGTGTTCCATTGCACCGTCAAACTCAAGAACAAAAAGATTCTTGTCGTCACCTTCTTTCATTGTCGCTCTACGAACTTCATCTTCAACAGTTCGTGTTGCAGCGTTTGTTTCTTCGAATGGCACGCCATAGAACTTGCCGATATCTTTTACCAGCGTCTTCAACTTGAACGTGTTGTAGTTCGAAATAGGAACAACGTTTTCGAATCCAAAGAAATTACGAAGTTGGTCTAGCACCTTATCACGATCACCCAAGTCACTGTCAATGTCAGGTGCGCCCTTACGGTACACAGACAAGAAGCGAGAAAATGGAAGATCCCACTTGATCGGGTCCAAATCAGTAATGTAGAGGACATAGGCAACCAGAGAACCACCACCAGAATTGTGAACTGCAACACCCTCTACGTTGTATGTGTGGCTATTTTCCACACACAGATCTATGACTTTACCCTTGTACGGGACGACTGTTTTGCTTTTGAGTTTCATGGTATGCGTTCGCCCTCTTTACGTAGGTCTTCAAATCCTTGTCCAATACTACTCTATATGAAGCTCCATTTACATCACAGTGCTTCGCAAGGGCATCAATTTTTGCTCGATACGTCATAGGAGATATATTGATCCAACGTTGACCCTTCACTTCAACTATCACATTGTCAACAATGAAGTCTGGATAGTAATCATGTTCACGATTATCTTCAGGATCAACGTATGGTACTGAGAAATCGCATCTGGTCACGTGTTTTCCATTATCTTCACACCACAACAAGAATGCTAGTTCAAGTTTCGAATGATACATTGTCACACCTTCGTATACACCTGTATGCTTGTATATACCTTTGCCACTAACTCTGTCACGATAACTTACGTCTGAGGCCCACTTATTACGCATAACACGCGACATGTTGGCTTTGTACACGGGATCACTAACTGTTTTCAGTTGAGCTTTCCGCATTACGTTACCATGTTCTCCTGTCCACAAAGCCCGAGAATTTTCTCGGTGTTTCTCAAGTGTCTCAGACTTATTTTGGGCGATCAATTGAGATGCTGAATTCTTAGCACGCCACTCTGCGTCATAAAGGTAAATGTCAACGTAGCATTGTGGACACACTTGTACCTTATGACGACGAGCAAACAGTTTACGAGCAATTCCAACGTAAACTGTTGAACAATGGATGCATTTGATTTGTACTAGCGCTTTCGTCGAGTGCTTTCCCCATTCGTACTCATTCCAATCGAAACCTGACACTACATCGAACTTGCTCGAAGTCCTACGACGAGCAAAAGCAATCTCATTCATCTCAAGTTGAGGTTCAAGCTGCGCCCACAAATGACGAGTAACAATCAGCGCATTATCAGCTTTCAGAGCTGACGTCACCAACGTCATCTGTTCGTTTGTCAGACGGGCTTGCGGCTTGTCACCTCTGCTGCGTGTTTTAGAGTTATGATGTGCCATCATTCATAGGTATGGTATGTGGTTCAGGTAAGCATATCTACTTTACCTCCACGAGGTCGTCATCGTTAGTCAAGTGTTGTGCTTCGACCCACCCACGGTTCTTCGTCAGAAATTTGTGATCTTTGGTACACTTCACTTTGCGACCGTCGTCAAACTCCAGCTCCAGAATATCCTCATCAACATGATACCTGAAGACCTCAAGCACTTTCTGTTCAAATCCCGCAGCATCTTTGACAACGTCGCCCACTTTGATGGTGCCGATGGGAGCATGCATGTTATCAGACATCAGAACACGTGTCTCAGGAGTAAAACAACCACGCCCGGGTCCCACTAGGGTTACTTTTCTTGCAAGCTCCATGATTTTCTGATATGAAACGAAATAATCAGAATTTTTCATGGCTTTGATTACGCCGAGCTCTTCTTTAAGGCGATCAACATACACTTGATTCCCATCAAATCCACGCTTAATCATTCCTTCTTTGCACAGCTCAACCAGATATTTGAAACTTGTTGTTCCTTCCGGCACAAGTTTCTTCGTTGGAAACTTTGGCGAACGATCTGGTTCAACTTCGCCAATCAAGTCATGAGCAATATGATGTGTACGCTCAATTGCATCACAAATGATCCGATCATCATAGAAACTTGTACCTTCTTTCGAGATTTGATACTCGTCCCATATTTGACCGGCATTTTTAGGATACAACTCGCACTTCAAATCATCTTTTGATTTTGGAAGTGATGCAGGGTCATATGATGCATAATTCATAAATCCCAACTTCTTATAGAGCTCACGCTCTTTCCAGAGTTCTGGATTTGAATAGTGTGCATCACCAGTCACAATGAGTTTATCTGTGATTCCATTTCGCTTAGCGAACTCTAGAATTGCACGATTAACAAGGTTTTGTGCCGGCAGCCGATTGAACTGCAACTCAAGGAAATAGTTGTCAATCCCAACTGCACTTGTCATCATATCATACGAATCGCCAATTGCAGATACGCACTTATTAAGTAGTGCTCTGTCGTTGAGCAAATTGACATCTAGATCTTCAAATTTGATTTTTTGAAGTTCTTGAAACACACTCCACGACGGAAATCCTCCAAGACATGCAGAACTTACAATAAGATTTCCATCTTTTCCGGCTTCTTTCAACATGGAATAATCCATTCGAGGAAACCTATAAAATCCTTGCAGGTACGCTTTCGAACACGCTGCAAAAATAGACAGTAGCCCGGCTTGATTCTTCGGTAGAATCACCAGGTGATGTCGACGATTAACCGGATTGAAATGCTTGTTTGACTTAGTTTCGTCTTCATTTTCAATCGTTAGAGCGTTGGACATTTCGATTTCATCTGTCTCGTCCGCTTCATCAACAACTGCAATAATTTTGGTCTGAAGCTTTTCAAGCTCTTTTTGAATCTTTCTCTTGGCTTTTTTGTCAACAGCAGCAAGTTCAGCTTGTTCTTTGTCTTTTTGCCATTGATTCAAGTCAGGATGAAAATATGCTTCAACGCCAGGGATGTACTTAAGTTGCTTGTTTCCCTTGGACTTGTTCCATTGCTCAATCCACAGTTGAGCGTGAGCATAACTGTTCATCTGACCGTGTTCAGTAATGGCATGCGCGTCCAAACCATTTTGAAGACACCACTCAAAATGTTCGTTTGGATATCCAAGGCCGTCAAAAGGAGATTAAGTGTCTTCACGAAAACCCTGTATGATTATGCAACCCAACAAATCGTTTAGGTACATTAACAGAGCTTTCGGAAGACACCTCCTTTCTTTTATCATTAGATGTCATTATCATTTTCCTTCCCAAGTGTCAGACAACAAGTTTTTATATTGTACTCTTAGTTCAGAGTACTTTACACCGTCTATAATTTCAATTTTTATTTCTGGGAAATGTATTTTCATCAATTCAAATTGACGTTTAGACTTTTCGTCGAGTCTTCCCTTAATTTCATAATACGAATTTTCAGACTCAACATAAAAATCAGGCGTATATGAAAAAGATTCCTCTAGTTGAAAGCTTTTACATTCATATTCCCACTTTTTATGTTGAAGATTTAGAATGCGAGCAAAATTAGCTTCCCACATTGATCTAAAATAACAATTCAAATCACTTCGAAATCCACTTTTTGCTGATGAATAAAGTGTTTCTCTTTTTGTTCGAAGACGTTTTTGTGCCGCAATTGACATTTTTATTTGCGGCCCGAGTTTTTTACCCTTGAAACAATTTGAAAGAAATTGCTTACCTATTTGTGTTTTCGCCCAGTGATTATTAGACGTAATCTTACCACTAGTCCAACTTTTTTTCATTGTTTCAGAAAATTTAGCTCGAAGTTCAGAACTAAAAATATTTTTTGTCGCATAAGTGTTTCTTACGGAAACACTTTTCTTATGCTTTGACTCTTCTGATTGTGAATAATTGTTTCTTTCTCTGCGCTTCGATACCATCGAAGAAGTATCACACTTATCAGAACATGTTTTTCTAAGATTACGCTTTGTAACATCACTAAATTCTGTATTGCAGAAAATACAAATTTTAAAACGCCTTGCATAATCAAATTTATACAAAGCGCCAATAAACTTAAGATAATCTGACATTATCTGTAATCATACAACACACACTACTAATTTTACACTCACATTACTTTAAGAACCTGTGTGTTCCCAATCAACACTAACACACTTCACCGGCCCAAAACAAATAACTTCATGTTCGTAAGAAAGTTGATCAAATTGCGGAAGCGCAAAATACAAATTCGAACAATCAAGAAAATACATATCGTCAGTGACTTCACATATCATTACTATGCTATAAAATCCGGCTGAATGTCGTGCGGGCGAGAAATTTCGGGCAATTTGATGACGCAGTGTCCACGACGTTGAATACTTCCCTGATCGTGGTGTGAACGTAAGTGGACCATCATAGGAACCAAATTTTTCAGATTGATTGAAATTATCACCAAGAGCGGCTTGAATCCATTCTTGATTGACTGACATTCCGCGAAAAATCCTTGTGCCCGATTCACAACGCTTAAAAACTTTGGGATATTTACCAGTCTTTAGAATATTAACAATCACATCTGATAGTTTTTGCGGTATTTCGCCAGACATATCAAGGTGATGTTCAAGTGCACGCAAAAGTTCACTTTCTGTTTTTGTGTCAGGCTCTTTCGGAAGAATACCAACACGTGAGGCTGGGAATGCGTACGCACCCAAGACGTCATTAACATCAGCTTCGCGTTTGTAATTCAGTTTTTTCTCGTATTTTTCCCAATTGGCAACTTCGTCGCGTTCTTTTTCTTTTTGATGCTTTCTGACGTCTTTAAGGTTCTGCATGTCTGAACAATACGTCTCAATAACACCTATGTATTTTTTAATTTCTCGATCCCAAAGACCCTCTTCAAAGGCTTCAATCACATCGGCATGACCTGATGTATCTGTTGATACATCGTCAACATACAAAAACTCAATCGCTTCAGCAAAATTACTGTCAAAATCTCTGTCAATCAACAATTGCGATATATCAGACTCAGCAACCGACAATAGGATTTTGTTCAAACGATCGAAAAGTTCTGACATGCAACTAAATATAACTTGTATAGCACATTATTGATTAAGCACATCACCAACCAAAATGTGAAGAGATATCTATCACTTTTCGAAAATACTCAATTGTCTTATCAAGACCTTGATCAAGCTGAACATAAGGTGTCCAACCCAACAATTCTTGTGCTACAGTAATATCTGGTCGACGTTGTGTCGGATCGTCTTTGGGAAGTGACATAAAAACAATCTCACCAGAATCACCCCGAATCTTACGATTAATCTTCTCTGCAAGTTCAAGCATTGTAAATTCATGTGGATTACCAATATTGACTGGGTGCAGTGGATTATTTGCTGCTTCAGCCAATTTGATAATTCCGTTAATCAAATCATCTGCATAACAAAAAGATCGTGTTTGTGACCCGTCACCATATATCGTCAATGGCTTTCCCTGTAGCGCTTGAACAATAAAATTGCTAATCACACGACCATCATTTTGATCCATGTGAGGTCCATATGTGTTAAAGATTCGTACCAGTCTGACGTCAACATCGTATTTGTGCAAGTAATCATAACATAGGGCCTCAGCCGCACGTTTGCCTTCATCATAACACGATCGGGGACCGAAAGAATTGACGTTCCCCCAATATGTTTCTTTCTGAGGCGAATGTGAAGGATCACCATAAACTTCTGACGTTGATGCGTGAACAACAGTTACGTCTTTGTTCACTCTAGCAATATCAAGAATATTTTTTACGCCCAACGTACATGTCATCAGCGTTTCGACTGGCATGCTTTGATATTTTGGCGGTGAAGCCGGGCATGCAAAATTATAGATTACGTCGATGTCACGTTGACTATCTTCAAAAGAATAAAATGCAACATCGACGTCATGTTGTACATCTGGGTTACATATGTCTTGTTTAACGACTGCGATTCGATTAGACCATCTTTTTGTATACAACAGCTTTTCGAGATGTTTTGATTCTGGGCTTGAAGAATAAAAACAATCGACACCCACAACATAATCACCTGCTTCAAGATGATGTAGCGCAAGGTGCGACCCAAGAAATCCAGCAACACCCGTTATAAGAACATTTTTTGACATGTTTGTTAATCCAATAGTAAGTTTTTCAACCGCGTTTTCATACATTGACATATATGTCTCAAGCAGCTTATGCGTAACATAAGTCCAATCTTTGTCTTTTTGCAGATCATCACTAAACCAAAACTTAAAAACTTCATCAACAATTTCTATTGCTACTGGAGTTGCTGTTTCAATATCTGCATGTTGAAATCCTGCCTCTGTAAATCTCGCAAGAATAGAAAGAGCTTCAACTACATATTCATTTATGTTTGTTGAAGCCAACTTTATAGGATCGGATTCATGTAGGATAGTCGTAAATGACTGTAGCAATCGTTGTTGATATGTAATCGTCGAACCAGTTACCATCTTTATATTGTAACACGTCAATTGAACGTTGTACTTCAATACTTAAAGATATGTCAAAAATGACGCTGCAAGAAGTAAAAGAATACTCTCTCATTCTAGAACGATTTGGTGAACCAATTGGAGATGCACCACCAGCAGTTGGTGTTCCTGACGAACGTGAAGAAGCAGAAACTCTTAGTGAGTCACGGTTGCATGTTGGTCAACTAGAAATTCTAGAGATGTGGGAAAATCTATATGAAGAACTCGGTCAAGTAAATCTTGAAGAACTTGCAAACTGGTTGGGAACATCGGAATCAACAATCCGTATGTCACTACCTCATCGTCTACGAATTGATGAAAATGATGAAGTCGTTGAGAAAAAATTGATTTAGAATATTCCGTTTAATAGGCAATGGAAACCACCACCTTATTATTCGCGTATTATTCTAAAGACACGTGAGTGATCACTTGGCCAACGTCATGGCTTCATATACTTCGTCAACAACCCATGCCAAAATATCGCTACGTGACATTTCATCGGAACCGTTTCTCCACTGTGGGTAATCAACAAAAAATCCCAACGCAGCATCAGATGCTGCTTCGTCAGGTGACATGCCCTCAGACTCTTCTTCAAAATTTGACCAATTCGATGCGAAATCTTTTACGTCTGACGCTAGTTGAATATAATCATCTTCTTCTTTAAGTTCGTTGTTTGCAGCTGCGTCTTCTTCAGCCCACTTCTTACGCATACGAGCTAGTTCTGCACGGTCTTCGGCATGTTGAGGATGCAACACAGAATCTCTTGCAAGATCATCTTTCGACAGATAGATTTCACCTGTGTCAGAATCAACATATTCTGTCGTTGCAACATCATTTGGTGCCATGGACGAAATTGTCTGACGTAGTTGTTCAAGCGGCTGTTCAACCATGTCACTTGTAACAGCTTCTCTAATGATACGACGCAAATCACCAACTTTGATCTGATTCGGTTGCAACATTTTAATGAACACCTTTGTTTAAGCAAATACACATGACTTTCATGTACATCAGCAATCCCGGCTAGCATATTATCTAGACCTGGTGTTGCCTGGCATGATTCTTTTAGACGACACAATATGACTTTCAACGTCGCCAAGAAATTCATTTCAGCAGCAAGTGAACGCTTTGCTAGTTCAGAAGCTTGAGGAATTGTCTGAGACATTCCGTAACTTTGTAGTAGCTGTGATACTTGTGCAATCTGAAGTTGAACGTTGACGTTGTCTGTTGTTCCAAGCCCAACCGCTTTTTCTGCAACGGCATCAATCTCGTTGGTAACAGTATCATACAAACGTTGGAACAAGAGGTGATCCCCGTAAAAAGGATCTCCCTTGGCTGTCCAGTGATGATTCTGATGAATCAACTGTAGATGTCTTAGATGAACAAGAACAACAGACAGTTCTGAATATGGTAGCCCACCCCAAGCAGAACACATATTATCTACCTGAAGTGGTGTGTTATTGTCTGCTAGAACAATTTGTATTTCAATCGATTCAGATAGCGACCGACTCATATATCACTTTAGTTCTACGTTAAAAGAAACACCATTTTGCGTGGCAGGATTGTGAGACCATTCAATTCGAACTGGTTCACCATTTGAAGACTGAATTGAATTCCAGTGTTCAACATAAAGATCAAGCGCTGACTCGTCAATTGAATCAACATATTTTCCAGGAACTCGACCAACACAAGGAACTAGTAGATCACCACGAATTCCCTCAGACAATCGATATTTGCGTAGTGAACGTGGCATAATCGACTCTTTGATATTGAAAAGTTCATTTGCACGTTCAACATATTCACTTGATGAACAGTTTGCGTGCAACAACGCCTCAACTGGATTATCAACTGATTCATCGATAAGAGGCAGTTCCAAGTCTTCTTCTGACACTTTAGAGAGCAAATTTTGTGCTACTTCTTTTAGTGAAAAACGCTCAAGCGTTCGATCATCTTTTTCTTCGAGTTGCTTGGTGATTGCATCAAGCAATTTTTTCTCATCGATTTCAACGCCCGTTGATGCCTTAACAGAAGAACAATAACGATAAGCAAGTGGTGCTTGCCACTGACCTTCCATATTACCGCCGTAGTCTTTAATGAACTTTGACGCTAGCGTATTGTACCAGTTGTCTGACAAGTCAATACCTGGATCTTGCTTAACTGGCTTTCCCAATCGTTCTTTTCCATCAATAGGATCGTGAGCCATTGGTTTCTTTTCTGGCGTTTTAATTCCAGTCGTTGACTTCTTCTCTTTAATGATAAAACGTAGTTCGTCATCATAAGGCGTCTTTTTCAACATTTCCCTAAC